GATCGTGATGACCGCACCGAGGACGCTCTGGCCGTGGAAAACCGGCGACCTAACCGATGGAAAGTGGGGCGAGCGGCGCTACGAGACGTTCTGCCTGATTGCCGGTCGCATGTGGAACTTCAAGGAAATGGCGAACGGCGAGGCTTTGGAGCATATGAAGGGCAATGGGGAGATTCCGCTGTGATAAAAGCCAAGTCCGCGAAGGCAAAGGGCCGTCGCCTTGAGCAATGGATCGTCAAGCAGCTTGAAAGCCTTGGTCTGGCTGCTCATCGGCAACCTGGCTCTGGCGCTTTCGATGCGTTTCCTCACGATGTATCTGCTCGACTGAAGGACGGGACGCAGATCCTCGTCGAGGCGAAGCAGCGAAAGAAGGATGCATGGGCCACGGGCGAGCGATGGCTTGGCCGCGCTGATGTCCTAGTCGTGCGGATCGACCCGGAGCCGTTCCAGCCCGAGAACGAGCCGCGCGTCTACATGAAGTGGTCCACGTTCCAGAGGCTTGTCGGCTGATGCCGCAGGAAATGACCCCGGCCCGCATCATGGGCTACCGCAAGATGGCCGACAATCGTCGCGGTCGTCGCTGCATCAAGCTGGCAACCACCGGAACGATGCACCCGCTGGTCCGTGAGTTCTACGAACTGGTCAACGAGGATCCGTTCCTCACGTTCAAGGTGCTGTCCGAGCGGTCTGGCGTACAGATCGACACGATGAGCCAATGGCGCTACCAGCACTCGCCCGCGCTCGTCACCTTCGAGGCCGCGCTCAACGCTGCTGGCTATGAACTCTGCATCAGGAAGAGGAGGGACGCATGAACAGGCAGGAACTCATTGAGAAAGTGGCTCGCGATCTTGGCGGGGAGTCGCACAATCCAAAGGACCTTGAGTGCTTGGTGGAGGCGATTATAGATATTGTGGTGCAATCGGAAGTCGATCTGCTCAAAACGGTGTCAGCAAAAATCTGCAAATACAACAAACTGGACCCTGATGGCGTGATGGTGCATGAGAACAGGCCCGTTGGATGGAATCCTCAGTCGATTTTGTTTGGTTTTGCTGACGCAGCAAAGGACGCAATCTGTTCAATTCGTTCTCTTGGGCGAAGCCAATGAGTACGCTTGCGCTCTACAAGCAGATGCACGCCGAGGGCAAGTTCCCCGGCCACAGCACCGAGAAGTGGTCTGACATCGTTGCCAAGGCCATCAAGGACTATGGAGCCAAGTCCATCCTCGACTTTGGCAGCGGCAAGGGGATGCAGTACGACTCCCTGAAGCTGCATGAGAAGTGGGGCGTTGAGAAGCCGATGCTCTACGATCCCGCTGTCCCCGGCATTGATAATCTGCCGAATCCGATGCTCCCATTCGATGGCGTCATCTGCCTTGATGTGCTGGAGCATCTTGAGGAGGAGGAACTCAGGCGCGCGGTGTTCGACGCGACGATCCGCGCCAAGAAGTTCGTGGTCTTTGGCATTGCGACGTTCCCGGCGAAGAAGACGCTGCCAGATGGTCGCAACGCGCATCTGACGCTCTGGAGCCAGGATGTGTGGACGAACTACATCCACACCCATCGGTTCCAGAGCGATGCGTTCGTGATGATCCATTTCGATGGAGGCCATGATGGCCGATGACCCGCTGCCATACTGGATAGGCTTCGACGCGAGGGAGATCGACGCCTACGATGTCTGCATGTTCTCCTGCCAGCGCAAGAGCAGCATCCCGTTGCATGTGCGCGCGCTACGCCACAAGGACCTTCGCGGCAAGGGCATCTTCGACCGCGAGTGGGGCGTGGACCCGAAGACCGGTCAGATGTTTGATGTCCGCGACGGACTTCCGTTCAGCACGGAGTTCGCCTTCACGCGCTTCCTCGTCCCGCACTTGCAGGACTACAAGGGTTGGGCGCTGTTCACCGACTGCGACATGCTGTGGTTGGATGATGTTGGCGAGCTTCTCAAGGAGGCCGACGACAAGTATGCGGTGATGGTGGTCAAGCAGATCCACTTGCCGCAGAACCAGATCAAGATGGACGGCCAGATCCAGAAGCCGTACCCGAGGAAGAACTGGTCCTCCGTGATCCTGTTCAACTGCGGGCATCCGTCAAACCGTGTTTTAACGCCAGACTTCGTCAACCATGCAACGGGTCGCGAGTTGCACACGTTCACATGGCTGAAGGACAACGAGATCGGTGACCTGTCGCCCGGGTGGAACTTCCTCGTCGGCCACACCAAGCACAACATCAAGCCGCGCCTCATGCACTTCACCGATGGCGGGCCTTGGTTCGACCACATGCGCGACATCCCGTTCGCGGGCTGGTGGACCAACGAGTACGACTACATGATGAAGACGCGGGGGAGGTTCGAGTGAAGAAGATCGGTGACTGGTGGCTGCCGAGCGCAGACCAGCATTTCGTTGGCGACATTTCTTCGTATCAGATGGCGTCATACAAGGTAGCGATGCTGCATGTGAAGGCAGGCGGAACCGCTATAGACGTTGGCGCTCATATTGGAATCTTCTCGCGTCGCATGGCAGCGTGTTTCACGCTCGTCCATGCTTTCGAGCCTGACGCTCACAACTACGCCTGCCTTGTCCGCAACGTGCAGTCATGGGCCGTGCGGGCGACGTATGGAGCCGCTGGAGCGCAGAAGGGCATGGGCAATGTACGGGTCGATGCGGTTGCCAACACCGGGGCGCGCGGGTTTGAAGCGTCGGCGACGGGCGCTGTGCCAATGTTTGCCATCGATGAGTTCAAGTACGATAGACTTGGGCTGGTGAAGATCGACACCGAGGGCTACGAGCATCGTGTCCTCGTGGGGGCATTGGAGACGCTCAAGCGCCACAAGCCCGTCCTCATCATCGAGCGGCCAAAGGAGGACTCGCTGAACGTCCTGCGCCTCCTTGGCTACCGTCTTGCCGAGGTTGTCGGCAAGGACAGCATCTTCGTGGAGAAGTGACATGAAAGTGATGATCTGTTCGTCCTGGTCGGAGGCGGGCTTTGAACTCTACGGGCGTCGTTGGCTCGAAACCGCTGGCGAGCATTGGAACGGCGAGATCGACATCAACGTCGTCAATGACTCGCGACTGAAGATGGACAACCAGTTCGTAGCTTTTATGTTACGCCACGCAGCCCAGAAGCTGGACCCCAAGCAGCCGGGATACGACTACCGGCAGGATCTCCTGCGCTTTGCCCACAAGGTCTTCGCCCTGAAGGTCGCTCTGGAGGATGCCGTTGCGGACGGCCATGAATGGCTTGTCTGGCTCGATGGCGATGTCGAGACCCGTGCGCCGCTGACGATGGACTTCCTCAAGCATATCCTTCCAGAAGACAAGGACGGGGTGCTGCTATCGCGCGCGCAGACGGCCACGCATCCCGAGTGCGGGTTCATGGCCTTCAACCTTCGCCGCAAGGGGGCCGACTTTCTCCGCAAGTTCATCGGCATGTACGTCAAGGACGATGTGCTGAAGCTGTCGGAACTGCATGACAGCTACGTCTTCATGGTCTGCGTCCTCGCGCACATGGAGAGCGAGAAGAGCGAGTGGCACGACCTCTGCCCCGCCGGAGCCGGTCCCTATGGCCTGGACGCCTTCGAGGCCAGCCCGCTGGACAACGTGTTCGTCCACAAGAAGGGCAACCGCAAGGCGGGGATGACCAACGCTGAGATTGTCGAGCGGCTGCTAGGCGGTGCCAAGCCCGCCTACGTCAACCCGAAGGACTTCGACGGCAGCGTCCCGGAGGATGCCGTGCCGGTGGTCGATTGCGACATGGTGCCGGTCGAGGACATCCGCCGCGCCCTTCTGGCACTTGAGGACAAGCCATTGATTTTCATTGGCTTTTACTCGTCCGACGAGAACGGCAAGCACATCGACACCAGCCGCTTTGGCATCAATGCGGTGCGAACGGACACGATTGCCTTCGAGTCCGTGGAGCGGGCGACGGATGGGCTTGGGTTCGTCCACGTTGCCGTGACCCGCGACTTCCCCGTGATCCCCGACGACCTCCCCGTCTTCCACCAGCGGCAGATGTCGCAAATTAAGAAAGAAGAGATCAAGTCGATTACGAACAACGCCTACCAGACCAACATGGTGGTCCAGACGCAGAACTGCGTCCCCAACGAGACCATCCACGCCAACATCAAGGCCAATCTGGAGCAGGTCCAGAACTGGGTGCGGTACACGAAGCACCACATGAGGCGGGCCATCATCGTTTCCGCTGGCCCGTCGCTGGAGATGCCCGAGACCCTGGCCGAGATCCGCCGCGAGGTGGAGGAGGGCGCGGTCCTGTTCTGCGTGAAGCACAGCCACCAGAAGCTGATTGACGCCGGTCTTGTCCCGTGGGGATGCGTCCTCCTTGACCCCCGCCCGCACGATGGCATCAGCACCCACGGCAAGGCACGCGCCGATCTCCTCCCGGCAGCCTATCCGGGTGTCCGGTACTTTTGCGCCTCGATGGTCGATCCCGGCGTCGTGAAGCGCCTGCTGGAGACGGGCGGCAAGGTCTATGGCTGGCATGCTGCGGTAGGTGCGGACGAGAAGTCCGTGCTGCCCCCGGAGCACCAGAAGTTCCTCATGGGGGGAGGATCTTCGTCGGCTGGCCGCGCTATGATCCTCGCGTGGCAGTTCCTCGGCTTCCAGTCGATTGGGCTGTACGGCTTTGACTCCTGTCATCTGGACGAGAGCAAGCTGGACAAGTCCGCGCGGCATCAGGATGGCACCCCGAAGTACGTCCTCATGGATGTGGCTGTCGGGGGCAGGAACCGGCAGTTCTGGACGGACAGGGACATCCTCTGTCAGGCGCAGGACTTCACCCGGTTCCTCCAGGAAAGCCCGTGGATTCAATGGGACGCCCACGGTCCCGGCATGGTTGCGTGGTTGTGGCAGAACACCCGTGGCATGATGCCGACGCTTGAGGAGACCTACACATGAGCGAAGACCGCAAGTGGCGAGGAGACAACGACAAGGTCAAGCGCAAGAAGCGCCAGGCCCTGAATGCCCTCCTCGTCAACATTGCGGATTCGCTGGAGGAGAAGGAGCGGGAGTCCATCGCGCAGGTGTGCCTTGAGGACTTCCGCGCCGACAAGGACAGTCGCTCCGAGTGGGATGCGATGCATGCCGACTGGGTGGCCGTCTACAACCAGCAGGACGCCCCGCTCAATCGACCGTGGCCCGGCTCGTCCGACGAGTCCCTTGGCCTGCTGACGGAAGCCTGCAACTCCTTCCAGTCCCGTGCCTACAAGGCGTTCTTTGGAAGCAGGATGCCCGTTGCAGCCATCTCGGTCAGCCCGTCCATCCCGGGGTCTGCCGAGCGCGCCAAGCGTGTCAGCCAGTTCCTCCAATGGTCCCTGTTCTTCAAGGACCAGACCTACAAGGAGGACAAGTCCGCGATGCTCCTGCGCGTGGCGGTCCACGGAAGCGACTTCAGCAAGACCTATTTCGATCCCGTGATGAACCGGATCGTCACCCGCCCCGTGCGCGCGGAAGACCTGTTCGTCCCCTATCACATCGGCCCGATCAACATTGAGGATGTGCATCGCAAGACCGAACTGATCTACATCCAGTTGAACGAGGGCCGCATCCGGGCCTCGGAGGGCTACTTTCTCTTCCCGCCCGAGCCGATGATGATCGGCAACGTCACCTCGCTGATCCAGCAGCAGAACGACCGCGACAGCGGCATCCAGCCGTCCTCGATGGAAAGCGAGGACATGGCCCAGATCATCGAGCAGCATCGAGACCTTGACCTCGACGGTGATGGCATTGCCGAGCCGTACAAGGTCTGGGTGGATGTGACCTCTGAGAAGCTGCTCCGCATCGAGGTCCGGTACGAGGTGGACGAGTTTGGCCGTCCCCTGAACGGTCGGATGCCCATCGAGGAGTATACCCATTACCGCTTCCTCGCGAACCCGGACGGCTTCTACGGCTACGGCTTGGGATTCCTGCTGGGCAAGACCAACATTGCCATCAACAAGCTGCTGCGCCAGTTCATCGACGCCACGACGCTGTCGATCCACGGCAACATGAGCGGGTTCATCTCGGAGGCCCTGAACATCAGCAAGGGGCCGGTCAAGATCGAACTCGGCAGCCTGAAGACCGTCTCCGCGAGTACGGACGACATCCAGAAGGGAATCAAGACGCTCTCCTTCCCCGCGCCGCCTTCGACGCTGATGCAGGCCATCGCGCAGTTGGAGACCCGCGCCCAGCGCATTGGCGCGACGACCGACGCTGCCGCTGGCGACATCAACAAGGTGTTCCAGCCCACGACCATGCAGACGATGGTCGAGCAGTCGCTGGTGATGTTTACGAGCGTCCAGGAGTTCCTGCTGCATTCGTGGAGCAAGGAACTGAACAAGATTTATCGCCTGCACGGCATCTACTTCCGTGGCATCGAGGGCTTCATCTCGGTGACGCCGGAGGGGCCGGAGCAGATGATGGTCACGGAGGAGGACTTCGCGGACGACATGCTCATCATGCCGGTGGCCGATCCTCGCATGATGAACCAGCAGAGCCGCCTCCAGAAGGCCCAGTTCCTGTTCGACTTCGCCACCAAGAACCCCATCGTTGGCAACAACCCGGAAGTCCTCCTTGCGGTGTCGAGGAGGCTGCTTGAGGAGATGGAAATTGACGGCATTGACAGCATTCTTCCGCGATCTGTGGACGAACTTCCGCCACCTGCGCCGGATCCGAAGGTCGTGGCCGAGCAGGCTAAGGTCGAGGTCGAGCAGCAGAAGCTCCAGCTAGAGGCCCAGAAGGCGCAGCAGGAGGTTCAGATCGAGGTGCAGAAGATGCAGGCCGACCAGCAGATGAAGCAGGCGTCCATGATGGGCGACCAGCAGCTTCAGCAGATGCGTATCGACAACGAGCGCGCCATGCAGGAACTCCGCATCCAGAACGAGGCCGAGATCGCCCGCATGAAGCAGGAGTTCGAGAACCTGCGGATGCAGCAGGAACTCGCGGCCAAGCAGCAGATGGAAGCGCAGAAGGCCAGGATCGAGGCTGACACCAAGGTCATGGTTGCGCGCATTGGTGCTGCCGGTGCCGATGTCCCCGCCATCGAGTCCGTGACGCAGTCCACGCAGCAGTTGGCGACGAGCATGGGCGAGGATGTGCGTACCCTCATCACGCAGATGGAGGCGGCCAATGCGGCTCGCGACCAGCGGATGATGAGCATGATCCAGATGATGATGCAGTCCATGACCTCGCCGCGCCGGATTGTTCGCGGACCAGATGGTCGCGCAATGGGTGTGGAGATGGGGACGATGCAATGAAGCAGCCCGCGATGGAGTGGCGTCCAAAGATGGATTGCTGGCTGCTCCGCACCGAGACCCCGCTGGCCGAGCGTCAGGTGCAGTCGATCCGAGATTGGATGCTGAAGATCCAGGCCGGGAGGCGGATTGGCCTCAACCCGGGGGATACGCGAGACGACCTTGATGCAAGCGTGACTGCGCTGCGCGAGGGTCGTATCAAGCAATGGGCGGCCGGTCCGGGCATGGACGGTCGCGGAGAGATCGCCGTGTTTCGATCCGAGCGCGGCACCGGCAAGACAATCATCGACATGGGAGCGTGATATGGCGGCAACTTGGCGAGCGACTGGTGGTGCGATTGCGTATGCGTCGAGCAAGGACATGCTCGATGTCTTCAACGCCACCGGCACGGCACGGGTCATCAGGGTGTATCGCTGCTACTGGTTCAACAACGGTACCGGCGCTGTCACGGGTGTGCTGACGACCGCCCAGGTCCGTCGCATCACGGCGGCGTCTGCTGGTACGGCGGTGACGCCGGTCAAGCATGACAGCAACAGCAGCGCGCTAGACGCCAACACGACCTGCGGCACCAACCGCACCGTCACGGGTTCCGACATCTTCCGCCGCTTCCTCTTCGTCAACGAGGAGCCCATCGTCGCAGGCACCACGCAGGCGAACTGGCTGACGCTGGTGCCTTTCGCCGAGGTCTGGAACGCGGGATACGGGGACACGAACGTCGAGCCGCTAACCTGCCGTTCGGCTGAGGGTGTGCAGCTGTTCCACAGCGGCACCTCGGCGGTCGGCACGGCGGATCTCGAGATCGAGTTCACCGACGCGGCGTCGTGACATGGCTACGCTTCGTCACCGCACCTGCCTGCATGAGTGGGTCGTGCCGGACGACACGGCTTCGCGCATCCAGAACGATGTGAACGGTGGCTTGGCTCCGGTCTCGCCTCCGATCACCTGCCCCGGCTGCAAGGTTCCGTCGCGCTACAGCGAGTTCGAGGTCGTGACGCCGGATGCCTGAGACGCTCTACATCAAGCTCGATGCGGTGGACGTTCGCCCGCTTGAGGATGGCCTGCTGGCCTTCTTCAACACGGAGTCGTCGGACGACCGCCGCTATTTCGAGTTGGTGAGCCTGCGCGTTTCTCCCGCCGCCCCGACGAGCAACAACACGGCGGGTTTTGGACGCTCTGGCATGATGTCGATCCGTCGCATCTCGGCTTTGTCTGGAGGAGATGCTGCGTCGGTCATCAAGATGGATACGGGCGACGCCAGCCTGCCATCTCAGGTGTCCGTCGTCAGCGATCCCGACAGCGTGACTCTGGGCGATGTCTTCCGCCGCATTGCGGACGCTCCGGCCTATTCCTTTAGCGTCGCGAACAGCCAGTTCAGCAGCCGCACCTATGGCGGCTCGATGATGACCCACCAGAAGTCGCACATGGCTGACATCTGGCGCGGCGGCGAGAGTGCTGATGTCGAGCCTATCATCCTCCGAGAGGGGGAGGGCCTCGCCATCGTGCAGGACAGCTACGGCACCCAGCACTCGATGCAGACCGCTGCCGTCGTCACGAACACGGCGACCGGGGCGACCTACATCTGCCGTTCAACCGACCTCTCGACCGACCGCCGCCTCAACGAGGCCAACTTCGCGATCTTCAACGGCACCGGCAGCGGCGTCGTCCTGGCTGTGCGGCTGTGGGTGCTGCCGATGGACGGCGAAGCCTTAATGACCCCATCGCTTCGCCTGTGCCGCATTGACGGTCTCGCGATGGGCGGCGACATGGTGACCCCGCTGCGGCCCGACACCAGCAAGTCCGCGCCCTCCGCCCTGTCGATCAAGTCCGGCCCGTTCCAGCCCGTGATTGCGGGCCAATGGCAGGCTGACTACTACACGACGCACGGCCTTGCATACGGCGGCGCGGCTGCTCCTCTTGGCGCGTGGAACAAGGCGCAGATCGACTCCAACACGTTCTCGCGCGCCACCATGACGCAGAACTTCCGCGCGATTGGCGAGGTGCCGGGTGGCATCCGCGTCGGCACCCTCAAAGACGACATGCTGTTCGACGCCCTGCCCGGCAGCGGCATCCTCATCAAGCCGGGTGACGGTCTGGCCCTCGTTGCCGGTCGCGATGTGATTTCTGGCGGTACGCAGGCCGTTGGCAGCAACTCGACGTTCATCAATTTCGACATCGAGGCGACGATCCTCCACTACCCGCCTCCGTCCGCACCCGCTGGTGGAAACACCTACTCCCGCAGCCGAGTCGTGAACAGGTGATGCCATGTTGAAGCAATCCACGGCTCGCAACCTCATGGTGCTGATGACCGACAGCACCGACCACATCACGGGCAAGACCGGCCTCACGCTGACGATCGCGGCCAGCAAGAACGGAGCTGGTTTTGCCTCCATCACTCCGACCGTGACCGAGCGAGGCGACGGCTGGTATTCGTTGGCGCTGACCACGGCGCACACCGACACGCTGGGCGACCTTGTCCTCCATGTGACGGCTTCCGGGGCTGATCCCACGGATGTGCGCGAGGAGGTCTTCGCGGCGCTCCCGGGCGACAGCGTGACCGTGTCCTCGCTTGGCAACGATGTCATCACGGCTGCGTCCATTGCAACCGATGCGGTGGCCGACATACAGGCCGGGCTTGCGACCTCCAGCGAGGTTCAGGTCGTGGATGGCATTGTGACGGCCATCAAGGCCAAGACCGACAGCCTGTCGTTCACGGTCGCCGGTCAGGTTGACGCAAACATCCAGTACGTCAACGACATCCAGGTCAAGGGTACGGGTACGACCGCTGATCCCTGGAACCCCGTGTGATGTTCGTCTCATGGGGCGACTCATGGGGAACGTCATGGGGAGTGTCGTGGGGCAGCGGCGCTCCACCGATCCCATCAGGTCCGTCTGCGCCCACCCGCCTCGCAAGGTACGCCTCGTATCGCCGCGACGGCAGCGCATTCATCCGCCAGATCGCCCCCGGCATCTATTTGCGCGCGGGATCGGAGGAACTGCTCCCGAACGTCATCGTGGGCCAGCAGGAGGTTGGGTCTGCTGAACTCCTGTCGGCAAAGGGAAATCCCCTTGCCAAGCAGATCCTCGGGGATCGCGTCACAAGGAAGATCCGCAAGGAACTTCGCCGCATACGGGATACCGAGACCCGTCTTGCGGAGCAGGAGCGTCTTCTGCGACAGTCCAATGCCGCCCTCCAGCAGATGGAAGCGAAGATCCGCGCCAAGCTGGAGTGGGAGGCGGCAGACGAAGAGGATGTCGAGTTCATCCTCCTCAACTTGTAAGGGCTACAGATGGCGACCATTGATCCGCTTGTCATGGTTTTGCAGGCTCAGAGGGCCAAGCAGAGGCTTGCTGACCTTGAAGAGCTTAAGCGTATGCAGGGGTCAGTTCCCGGATGGCTTGCGGAGTATGAGAAGTTCCGAAACTCCCCTTGGACCCCAACAAAGTTGCCACCGGATCAGGAAATCCAGTTCAGGAACTGGATGTCTGGCACAAATTGGTTTGACGAGGTCAAGAGGGAGATTGCGGCTGAGAACGGCATTTCTCCAGAGACCATGAGAAACGACGAAGTCATGCGGATGATCCTTGAGGATGCTGACTATGACTATCGTGGTGCATGGGCTAGCAACCCGGAAATGAGCCGCAGCCAGTACGACAACCGCATCCATTGGTCGTCAAGAACTCCTAGTGGTCAGATGCTGAAGTCTCCAAATCATCCCACCGCATGGAAGGAGTTTTTCATGTCGGAGACAGGGCAAGATCCCGATTCTATTGGCCTTGGCTCCATTGAGGCAGCCCGTTCCTACAATCCACGCGGAACGACTATTTTGGAGCAACTTCAGTCTGCTCCCGTGTACCCAGAGGAAACCTTCTAAGGAGGGGCAGATGCCCAAGACGCCAGCGTGGCAGCGCAAGGAAGGCCAGAACCCGAAGGGCGGGCTGAACGCCAAGGGTCGGGCCAGCTACAAGGCTGCGACCGGCGGCACCCTCAAGCCCCCGCAGCCGGAAGGTGGGGCAAGGAAGCGGTCATTCTGCGCCCGGATGAGCGGCATGAAGAAGAAGCTGACCTCGGCCAAGACCGCCAACGACCCCAACTCCCGCATCAACAAGTCACTCCGTGCATGGAAGTGCTGACATGAAGAAGCCAGTCTGGGACCGCAAGCGTCCCACCTCCCTCGGCAAGCCCAAGAAGCTGTCCCCCACGCAGAAGGCATCTGCGAAGGCGGCGGCAGCGAAGGCGGGTCGTCCCTACCCGAACCTTGTTGACAACATGCGCGCGGCGCGTCGCAAGTGATCCACAACATCGACCCCGACGAGATCGAGAACTGGCGGCGGCACCCGGTAACCCAGTACCTCCTTCAGGAGGTGCGGCGGCAGAACGTGAACCACCGCTATCGGGTCGCCACCGATCTCCTCACGCTGGGCCGCGCCCAGGGCTTTGACGAGGCCCTTGCGCTGATGGGTAGGTTGCTCAATTCCCCTGATGGGATAGGTTGACCGGAAACGGAGAGCCGCATGATCCGCCGATCCAAGCGCATGAAGACCAGCCAGATCGACGCCGCGATGGAGATGCTTCGCAGCAAGGGCCGCAATGGCGACACGGAACTGGCTCATGTGAACCCGCGCGAGAAGGCCATCCTGAAGGCCCTCGGTGGTGCCGGGAGCCGGAACCCACGCACGGGCCTGCGGGAGTATTACACCGATGCAGATGTCGGTGGTGACCCCTCTGGCGGCAATGCACCTGATGTTGGCGGCGGGCCTGTTGGTGGTGGGTCACCGGCAAATGACACCGCCACATACGGAGAGGGTGTCGGCGTAACTTCTGTTGAGGGATACGGACCAACGACCCCGCAGGGATCTCAAATTGGTTTGTCCGGTGGTGATTACGGTTTGGCGGAACGAGCAAATGCGCTTCTCGACAGAACCGTAATGAACCCTGATGCAATCCCGTTTGGTGGATTGATTGGTCAGGTGGTCGGAAGGTCCATGTCCGCCATGAACCGATCCGCTCGCGAGGCTTTTGGGGGCGAGTCAGTTATTGACCCCGGTGGGGCTCGCCCGGGTCGCAGCGAAACGCAGGCGGCAAGAGAGCAGGCTGCGTTTGAGGGTGGTTTCCCCGGCAACCGTGCTGGAGGCGACGGACTTGCTATGGCACTCGGTGCTATACCCGTCTCCTCTCCGACCCCACGCTACCTTCGCGGTGGCGAGATGGCTGCCCCGCAGGAGATCTCGTCCTTCATTGGCCCCGGCATGACCGACCTCCAGCAGCGGGCGCTTATTTCCACTTACGGGACGCAGGGCGTGAACAGCGCCTTCCGCACGGACCCGGTGCGCCGGTACTACGCCAACCTCCTGTCGCGCGGCCTCATCTCCGACGCTGGCGCTCCCGTGCAGAATCCCTATGTTCTTCCCATCGAACAGCAGTATGCTTCTCAGGTTCTGGGCCGACCGATGACCAACCCCTCGGATGCAGCGGCGGCCTATGAGTCCATCCGGGGCCTCCTCTGAGGAGACGACCGTGAAGAAGAAGCCGATGAAGAAGGGTGGGCGGGGCTGCTGATCAGCCTGCCAGTCTAGCTCACCCAGGAAGGGGGGATACGGTCCCTCCCCGCGATCCCCCCTTCCGCCTCCTCTTCCAGCCGTTAGTTTGGCTGCGGGCATTCCGCCCAAAGAGGAGAGTATGAGCAAAACACTCAAGCCCTTGTTCGCAAGGGTTGTCGTTCGCGCTGAGACGCTACAGGCGTCCATCGCAACCAAGTTTTCGGGCCTGTCCAAGATGGGTTTCGAGATTCCCAAGACCGTCGAAGAGAAGATGATCCCCGATGAGGGCATCGTCATTTCCGTGGGTGAAGCCTGCGAGGTGATGAAGCCCGGTGACCGGGTTCTCTTCGGCAAGTGGGCCGCCAAGCCGATTGCCTTTGAACCCGGCCTGTACGTCATGCAGGAAGAGGACATCATCGGAATCATCGAGGGCGATGAGAAGGCGGTGGCCGCATGAGCGAGCGCATCGGAAACCGGGTCGAGGTGTCGGATGACGAGGTCGCCACTCCTCAGAAGCCTGCTGCGCCTCAAGCAGCTTCTCCTGAACCCAAGCCAGCCCCCGCCCCCAAAGCCCAAGCGAAAGCGGAGGAGGGTGAAGAGAAAGGCACGGACTGGGTTGAGATCGAAGATCCCAAGCTGAAGGCCCGATTCAACCGGCTCTATCGGCACACCAAGGAGGCCAACGAGCGCGCGGAGAAGACCGAGCGCCAGATCGCCCTCCTTGCCGAGCAGAACGGCAAGCTCCAGAAGGCCCTTGAAAGCATCGCTGGCGGCCTGAAGGACAAGGAGACGCAGGCAGAACTTGCCGACCTCAAGAAGAGCGCGAAGGAAGCCCTAGCCACGGGCGACACGGAAGCGTTCATGGAGGTCAACGAGCGCCTGCTGGAGATCAAGCAGGAGACCAAGAAGCCTCCGGCCCCCGCTGCGGAAGCCGCGCCTCCGATCACCCAGACGGAGATGCAGGTCCTCCAGGGCTGGCAGACGGCTAAGGGCGAGGACGGGGAACCCCTTCGTCCTTGGGCCATGCCAAACCATCCCGAGTTCGCCGCGACTCAGGAGATGATCCAGAAGGTCGCGAACGAGCCGGGGATGGGCAATGCGTCTATCCGCGAACTCCTCAAGGAGGTGGACAAGCGCATGGCTCGCCTGATGGACGATGACGACGACGAGGACGATGCGCCGAACCCGGTGCGCCGTGCCTTTGCGTCTCCTCGCGGGCGACCGGCACCGGCAGAGCGCCAGCAGACGAACCTGAGCAATCAGGAGCGCGTCATTGCGGAGGCGATGTTCATGGGCGGGCGTGGTTCCCTTGCCAAGACGGCGAAGGAAGCGCACGAACTGTATCTCAAGCAGAAGAAGGCCATTGGTAGGGCCGTTGTGGTGGAGGATTGAAGATGGCAGACAATAACGAGATCGAGACCGGAGTCGGCGCGCTTGCGGACTCGATGAAGGGCCGGAAGAAGGTCGCGAAGAAGGGGAACCGTAGCTGGGCTCCCGCCGCGCCTCTCGGCATCAAGGCCAAGGACCCGTCCAACAGGCTTCGCTGGGTCCACGCCGAACCCGCCAACATGCTCAAGAAGCGAGCGGAAGGCTGGGAGCAGGCGGATGTTGGGGATGCTGTCCACGACCGCCCGAACGGGGTCGAGTCTGGCAGCGGGACACCAGCCGGTGTGCTGGAGTATCGGGACATGGTCCTGATGAAGATGCCCGAAGAGATGGCTCGCGAGCGCGAAGCGTACTACCGCAACGCATCTCAGGAGCAGGTCTCGGGCCTCAAGACTCGGGCCAAAAGGGATATTCGCGCCAAGACGGGTGTCACCGTCGAAGGCGACATCACCATCGATTAACCCCTCCATAAGGAGATAACCAATGACCGACGCTCCCTATGGCCTTCAGGCCATTCGGAACAAGGCCGCTGGGACCACCCTCCGCACGAAGCTCTATCGAGTGACGGCGACGGGCAATACCCAGGGCATCTTCATCAACGATCCCGTCCGCTTCAACTCGGCGGGTCTTGGTGTCATCCGACTCTCGTCCAACGCTGCGGCGACGACCCGATGCCTCGGTGTCGTTTCTGAGGTGTTTGACGAGAACGGTCGTCCGCTCACGTTCAGCCAGCCGGGTCGCGGCCCCTTCCTCCCCGCTTCGACGGCGGGTTGGGCGGCGGTCTACGACAGCCAGCAGGTCACGTTCATGTGCCAGGCCGATGCCTCCGCTGCGGAGACGCTGGTCGGGCAGTACGTTTCGCTGACGGCTGCGACGAACGGCAACACGGCTGCTGGCACCTCGGTCATGCAGATCCGTGCGGCTTCGGCGGACACCTCGGTCAAGACCTTCCAGGTCATTGGCCTTGCGCCGACTGAGGCCCGTGGCCTCGGCAGCGTGGCGAACAATGCGGCTTGGGGCAATGCCTACATTGACCTTGAGGTCCGCATCGCCCTCCACTCCTACACCTCTACCTGATAGGGAGGAGCGAACATGACGACCGGAACTGGCAATCTTCCTGAACTCCTGTGGCCCGGCATCTCGACGATCTGGGCCGACACCTACCGGCGATATCCGCCGCTCTGGAACCGCTACATGATCCTGCGTCGCTCGAACAAGGCGTTCGAGAAGGAGCAGGGCGTGACGGGCTTCGGCCTTGTCGGGCAGAAGGACGATGGGGATTCCGTCCCCTACGTCGATATGCTCCAGGGCTATCAGCGCGAGTACGTCAACCTGACCTACGGGCTGGGGACGACGATCACCCGCGAACTGATGGAGGACGAGCAGTACAACGTCATCAACAACGTGCCGAAGATGCTGGCTGAGTCGATGCGACAGACCGAAGAGACGGTCGCCGCGTCGGTCTTCAACCTCGGCTTCAGCACGATGCTTGGTGCCGATGGCGTCTCGTTCTTCAACTCGGCGCACCCGAACGTCCGTGGCGGTACGCAGCGCAACATCCCCGCTGTCGCCTCGGACCTCACGCAGGCGTCGCTGGAGCAGGCGTACATCGACATCCACGACTGGCGCGACGATTCGGACCTGAAGATCAACCTCATGCCCGAGAAGCTGCTGGTGGCCCCCACCAACCGCTTCGTGGCTGAGAAGATCCTTGGGACGAAGTTCGCGGTGGGTTCGGCTGACAACGACATCAATCCGATGGCGGGCCAGCTTGACCTGATCGTGAACCCGTTCCTCACGGACCCGGATGCG